GGAACTGAAATCCAAACCATTGCTGATTTGATCTCTGATTATCAAATCACAATTCCTGCTAGACCAGGTGAAGTCATGCATTCCAGAGCAAACATTGATAAGGTTAAGGAAACTCTTGGATGGAAGTGGAGTACTAAAGTTGTTGATTGGATTAAGAAAAATTTGAAATGAAAAAAATTACTATTAACCTTTCATTTTACAATCAAAGTGATATTTTGATTGAACAAGTTAATTCTTGGAAAGCTTGGAGAAAAGAAGTAAGGGATCAATATTCTTTCTGTATTATTGATGATGGAAGTAAGGTTCCTGCTACAGAAGTTCTTAAGGATGAGGATCTTTCTGAACTTGACCTTTCTATTCTGAGGGTTAAGGAAGATCTTAAATGGAATATTGCAGGTGTCAGGAACCTCTCAGCACAGGAGTGTGCCACTGAATGGATGATGATCCTAGACATGGATTGTTTTGTCCCTCAGGAGACTGCAGAGGGTATGCTGCAACTTGCAAATCTTGGTGGACCAAATGCATATAAGTTCACACGCAGAACCAAAAATCCAAATCATCCTAAGCATGGTGATCCTCACCCTGCTATCTGTATCATTCGTAAAGAGGACTATTGGAACATTGGTGGTTGTGAAGAAGACCTTGTAGGACAGTATGGATATACTGATCCATCATTCTGGTGGAGATCACAGGGTAAAATCAACATCATGATTACACAACTCCCTCTTGATTATATTGATGAGGCAGAGGTGATTGATGATCAAAAGTTTAATCATCCAAATAGAAATCTCTTTGAAGAAAGAAAGAGAACTGGTAAATGGTCAACTGACTTTGTAAGGTTTGAATGGGAAAAAGTTTACTGATGGATAAAAACAAATCAGCATACAAACTTCAGGGCATGGGACCTATCTATGTCATTAATCTTGATGGACAACCAGAGAGATGGAAGTACATGGAGAACCAATTTAAGTATTGGCAAGTGACTAACTATGAAAGAATCTCTGCTTTTGATGGCAGAGATGATGATTTAGGTCACATTCTGAAAGGAAGATATCCAGATCTAATGACTCCTGGTGAGATTGGTTGTACAACCTCACACCTTAAAGCGATTAAAAAGTTTTATGAGGAGACTGATGAACCATATGCAATCATGATGGAAGATGATTGTGATATTGATATTGCAAAGTATTGGACATTCACTTGGAAGGATGTCATTGCTAAACTTCCTTATGATTGGGATGTAGTTCAGATTGCTATCATCTGCACTGGAGATATCTTCACTAAGATTCACAAGAGATTTGTGAATGAGTTCTCTACTGCTTGTTACATCATCACCAGACATCATGCGAAGAAACTTATAGATTTACACTGTAGAGGAGATAAGTTTAAACTAGATAATGGCGTCAGACCAAGACCAGTAGCAGATGACCTTATCTATAACTCAGGCAACACCTATGCTGTTCCTCTTCTTCTTTATCGCATTGAACTGGGGTCCAGTATCCACCCTGAACATATTGACCAATTTCACAAAGGGAACTATGATGCTCAAATGAATTGGTGGTCACAAGCAGGTGCTCAGCAATCCATTGAGGAGATAATGAATTTTGACCCATACTTGGGCAGAATTGCTCCTCAGGGTAATAACCCAACCTAGTTGACAAGGAATGACTTGTCTGCTAGTATAAATACTTAACCTTTTGCTTTTCAGTAATTTCTGTAACAAAAGGATACACAGAACCAATGTCGAGGTTCTTTTCATCTGCGGGTAACCATTCCGCAAGTAACTAAAAGGTACAAAAAAATGTTCAAATCTGCAATCGCTCTTGCTGCCGCTGCCCCTCTGATGGCAGCACCTGCCCTTGCTGGTCCCTACGTGAATGTAGAAACCAATGCTGGTTGGGTTGGTGATGACTATTCTGGTGCAACCACTGACATCCATGTAGGCTATGAAGGTGCTCTGGGTGACTCTGGTGCTTCCTACTATGTACAAGCTGGTCCTGCTGTAGTGGCAGTTGATGGTGAAGACACTGAGACCCAGTTCTCTGGTAAAGCTGGTCTTGGTCTGCCTGTCTCTGATGCCCTTGGAGTATATGGTGAGGTTTCCTTCCTGACTGCTGATGACGATGATGACTTTGGTCTGGGTGGTAAGCTCGGTGTCAAGTACAACTTCTGATATAGAGTAGACATATAAACATCTAGGTGTTATATTGGGGGTGCGACGGCACCCCTTTTTAATGTTTAAAAGGATTCTACTTTCTCCTGTCACCCACTTTAATCTATTACTAGTGGGCACTCTTTGTTTCATTGGACATATGCACAATCTCTATCATCATAATATTGAAGAGGATGTTCATAGATATGCTCGTACATTCTGTGAGAACAACCCTGAGAAATGTCAGAGTTTCCTAGAAGATAATGACTATTGAGTATAAATTACTACACCTCCCCCTTGACAGGGGGATTTTTTTTATATATAATATGTAAAGATTTATAACACATTGTAAAATGACTGTTACAACCAATGAGTTTGGCCAACAGAATATGTTTGCCAAAGAACCTCAGATGTATGTGTCAAAAACAGATGCTGAGCGTTATGGATATGAAACATATGCAGAGAAGGCAGAGAAGTTGAATGGACGCACTGCTATGCTTGGATTTGTTGCTGCTCTTGTCAGCTATACTTTTAGTGGTAGTGTATTTTTCTTTGGTGCCTTTGGATTCTGATGACTGAAATTCTTTGGACCACAACCACGATTGCATTCCTAGTTCTGCTAGGATACTCTGTACAACAACTCTCTGAGACCTACTGATGATTGAACTTTTGACGCAGACTGAATTTTCTTGGGCTGCCAACCATACTATTGCTGAGTTCCTTGCAGGATATATCTTTGGTGCTGCTCTTATTATTGGAGCACCAGCAATCTTCTTCCTGCTTGCCTTCATGTCAGCCCTTCAAAATACTAAGGGACGCATGGTAGGTTACAATGATCACAAAACTTATGGAGACTCCTCCATCTACGAGAATACACCCAGTGATCTCAACAACTACACCCTACAAATTAGCGGAAATAATCCGTGACACTTACCCAAACTTATTTTATTTAAAGGAGAAAAAACAATGTTTAACGAAAAAGCAGAAAGACTTAATGGATGGGCAGCAATGATTGGAGTCATTGCAGCAATGGGCAGTTATGCCTCCACAGGACAAATCATTCCAGGTCTCTGGTGATGGGATTCATAGCAGCTGCAATGCTGTTGCTAATTCCTATTGCTGCAGCAGCGAGAAAATCATGAGTTTAGAATGGGGACAAGCAATTATATTTTTCTTGACACCTTTATTCTTTATGTTACTTTTGATTGAGACTGATGAAGATGATAGTGGACCACCAGATGGAGGATTAATGACTCCAGCATATCAAGGGACCAATTAGGTCCCTTTTTTTCTAAATATTTTTAGCTGCTTGCTTCAAATGTCAGACCAAAAGAAGGAAGAAATTAAAAAACCAACAGGTCCACTAGGTAAATTAAAAGATAAGATTGAGGATGCTGATGAACAATTGGCAGTCCTTAGCACATTAGTAAGACTAGGTATCTTAGTTTGGTCTGGTGGAATTCTTACACTTAACTATGTTACCATTCCAGGATTACCACAGCAAAAAATCGATCCAACTTTCATAGCCTCGGTCTTTACCGGTGTTTTAGCCACATTTGGGGTTCAAACAGCAAAGAAATCAGGTGATGGCACTATGAAGATGAATGGTGCTAATGGTGCTGTTGCTGCTGGTGGTGGAATTACCAAAGCAGATCTTGAGAAACTTATTGCTGCTGCTAAGGAAACTGCTCCTGCTCAGACTATCAGAGTTGAGACAGCACCAATTAAAGTTGTTACAGATTCAGACCAACCACCATACAAAATGTAAGGTTAGCAGGTCAAGACATAATTAATTTTTGTATGTATATTATACCTACATAACTTTTAGTAGTGTAGAATTAAAGTAAGTGTCAGAGTATAATGTCACACAGATTTGAGGAGATCAAACCTGCACATCACCCTACAAAGGAGGAGGTGCAGGAGATGATTGATGCTGCCATAAAACAGCACAATCATACTGCATCAATTATTAGTGCAATCTTGGGTTCTATTACACTTGCTTTATTTCTTGATGGTCTTTTGAGACTTCTTGGTATTGTCCCACCATTTATGGGAATTGACATTAACATTATCAAAGAAATCATAACCAAGTATGCTGAACAAATTTAATGAGTTCACACTAAACATTACAGTAGCAATCATAGACTTCCTGTATCAAGGAAGAGACATACAAAGATTCTGGGTGTTGGAGGAGATAGCAAGGGCACCATACTTTGCTTTCTTAAGTGTCTTACACTTCAGAGAATCATTAGGTTTACGTGGTCCAGAACACATCTATCTAATGGAGGAACACTTTGCTCAAACTCTTAACGAAACAGAACATCTGGAGTACATGGAAAGTAGGGGTGGTAGCTCTTATTGGATTGATCGCTTTTTTGCCAGACACCTCGTACTTATCTACTATTGGGTCAATGTGGTTTATTATTGGGTGGCTCCTAAGTCTGCATACCATCTCTCGTATCAAGTAGAGGTACATGCTGCACATACATATGAAAAGTATCTTGAAAC